ACTTTGGGCGGACGAAAAGAGGAGTTGATTATTCACAAAAAGTTTGCTCAGTACTGGATTAGGCGCGAATGGTTTGTGTACAGCGACGAAATTAAAGCCTACGTCAAATCCTTACGGATTCAATGATCTTTCGGCGGAATCGACCAACCACAGTAGTTCCAGGCTCTCCGGATCATGCGGCGGCGTCTCGACGTGAGATCATCAAGTTATCTTCTGATGGCTTCGACCATTTCTGCATGGCGGCTAATACCGATGCGGGACGTGAAGCTCGGAAGATGTTTATCCGGTACAAGAAAGAATACATTGCTTCTCTGAATCGTCGGCTACAGGTTACCGAGGTGGAGACACTTGAGCGATCGCTTGAAGCTGCCATCGACGCTATTCAAAACTATCCTTATACCTTGGAGAAGCTTCATCGGGTGACAGGCATCGTTAACAAATCTCAAGTTAAAGGAGCAATCATTCGAGATTTCCTTGAGTGCCGAGATTATGTTTGGGTAGAGGATATTCTCTGCATGAGCGAGTCAACCTACATGATTTTGGTCACCAGCTTCCGCAGTTTCAAAGGTGCTGACGTTAGCCAACTGCCTGAGATTATTAAGCTGAATGCAAAAGAGTATTTTCAGCACCAAGCACAAAAGCGAAAAAACAATCGGACGGCTCAAGCTGACGATGGGCAACTGAACCTGTTCGTGTAGTCCCAATCAACCAGCAGGATAACCAGTGAAACTCAGCCAAGAAATCCTAAATCATTTCAATTGCGACTGGTGTAAGTATTGGTGGTCAATTGCCAGTATTCGATTCGAGGTAGGACAGAAGCTGTACTGCCCTTACTGCAACTACGAAAATACTATCAACGAAATCAGCACAGTTGACAATATTGACTACTCGAAGCGCCCCACAAAAAAGAAAGAACAATGAACACCGAACAACTAACGATCTTTGACCTTCCCCTTCAGTCGCTACCTGAACACGAACCAAGCCCCGAACCCACGCCAAAGATAACAACCGCAACAGAGAACCCGCTCATCTTCCCCTACACCATTCCCGACAGTCCCGACCTCACGAGCATTCTCGACATAGGTGATCGCGTCCTCATTCTGCCTGCCAAGTACGACCTCAAACCGAATACCCCTGGCATCGTCAAAGCTTTCGTGCTGGGCGGTGTGGTAGTGCAACGGCGAGATGGTGAGGGGCTGTATCAGAGGAAGGAATTGCACAAAACAGGAGAGCAAAGCTAATGGAATTAGATTTATCCAAAGTTCAGGAAATTTACGATAAAGCCAGATTCTTGCTGGTGGAGTTTGGCAAGAAGGACGGATACTCCACAGTGTTTGCCTCAGAACGCATTCAGATTCATGGGTCAACAGAAAATGCTATGCTCTCGGTGTACTTTGACGACAGGATGAACACCGGGGAAAAATATCCCTCCACTGCAATTTCTGTTGACAGTCGAGGAAGATTGCAAGCCTATTCAGAGCCTCACCTATCAGAAAAGGAAGCAGGAGAGGACGAGTGCAGAGATGATGTGTATCTCCCTTGGACGAATTGGCTAGAGCGAGTTTATCGAGAAGCCAAGCGAAGAAAAGAGGAAGAATCTGTTCCCACGAAACTGAGCAACAAAGAGGAGTGACCGAAGACTCCGGTCGGTATGAATAATTAGCTTGAAAGCGATCGCATACATCAACGGTGATCGCTTTTTGTATCATCTCCTAGGCGAAACCGACACCAGTGGCTTTCTACTGCCCCCGCTTCTCGCGTGATACCCGTAGACGGCGGCATCTCCCAAGTCAGGACTTCTCCCCAACCTTGCCCTTGTTTTAGGCTTTTCCTCGATCCGAACCTTACCCGTGACAGTCTCCTCGTAATATGTCGAGGCAAAGTCTTCCATCAGTTCGTCCTCGTAGTCGCCTAATGGCGCGATCGCAATCTCGCCCTTTTCCATAGCCTCGCGTAGCGTCCAGAACTGTTCTGCCTTTAGGTTGGCGAATCGTTCCTTATCCTTCACCGTGCTGGTGCTACCCCAACGAAAACCCTGGGAGGGATATCCTTCCTCGTGAAGAATAGACAACGCACCCGCACCAACGCCCACGTTATCGACAGCAACAGAACCATTGCCAAAAGTCTTAGATTCTTTCACCACCATTGCCGCTGCTCTGTGTGCGTCCTTCTCATCCCCCAAGGTTGCCTGACTTCGCACTGACCACAGCACCGAACCTTGCCAGCGTGACAGTGCATGAGGGTCGCCACCGTCGCCAACGTCAAGACCATAGCGGGAAGGCTGACTGATGAGCTTTTTGTTCCATTCCTCAGTGGTGAGATTGTCGAATTTGACCCGCGCCATCAGGAAGTAGCGGCGAGGGATTATGGACTGCCCAGCGTCTAGAGGGAATCGGGCTTCGACTCGTGATTCCCAGTAGGCGCTGCTCTCGCCGTGCTTATCCCTAACGTTTTCAATCCACTCGACTGAGATTGCCCCTTTGATTTCGATAGCTTTGATTGATTCAAGGTATGTCTGCATTGCAGTAACGGCAGGCTCACCCCATTTGTCTCGGTCGAGTATGTGACCATCTTTATCTAGCAGACAGTGGCGTAACTCCTCCTTTATGCGGTGGATGCCATCAGCGTCTTGACGATATGCCCACGCTACATTTGGGTGAGTCCATGCAGGGATTCTGATATGCGATCGCTTGCAAGCCTTGGCGAAGGGAGTGCCATCAGCGGTTGGGTTTCCCACTCTCACGATGCGGTTATTTCTGCCAACAATACACGCCTCAGCACTCTCATCAATCTCTTGAGAGATGCCACACGCTTCGTCTTCGATTAGCAAAAGGTGATCAGCATGAATTCCCTGGAAGGAATTCCCATCTCGACTTGTAAATCCAAAAGCCCTCGAATCCTCTGTTAATTTGAGAAACATCTCTCCACAAATACCGCCGATCTTGTTTTTGATGTAACTATGCGATCGCCTAACCTCACTCCAGAGAACTTGCTTAACTTGCCGAAATGTTGGCGCAGTAGTGATGCAAAGCCCTTTCATTGCAAATACCCAGTAAGGAACTAGCACAGCGCCCATCAAATGAGACTTCCCAATTCCATGACACGCTTGGATATTACTTACCTTGTTGTGACGTATGCTCTCAAGGATATTTTTTTGGTCGTCAGTGAGATAGTTGACGCCTAGTACTTCGTAAGCAAATCCTACTGGGTTATCAGCGTAACTGGAGTAATCAATTAAAGATTTCGAGATCGCATCCCGATACTCAATCGATGCCTTGTAGTTCGTCGCCTTCAGTCTCGGTCGATTCAATTGCAGCATCGTTTACTATCGCTTCTATTGCGTTTCCTCTAGTATCAATTAGATGGAAAGTGCCATCTTCATTTTCAATAATATTTAGTCCATACGCTCTTAATCCACTGATATGAGTATTCATATCTTGCCCAATTCCAAGCATTCTATTTAGCTCTTTGAGGGCATCCAATCGGTTGTATAGCTTAACTTGAGTCTTCGTGGTTTTAGTTCCTGTTTTCTCATTCTCTGTGACTGTTTCTATTATTTCTGCAATCGATGCAATGTCAGTGTCGTCAAGCGTTGCAGTGTCGCATATTTCAAATTTACCGTTAACAATTTCACCGATATCTGTTATGCGAGACGTTCCCATTATATAGAGTTCCATTGCTACTCTATCAGCAGAGATATCAAGACGATTCAATCTCGACTCTTGCAAACCTCGGACTGCGGCTAGTATATGAGGTCGAGTCAATAAGCTGCTTGCTTGTTCTGTTGCAGTATGTGGAGAATACCCCGCAGCGATCGCTGCCTTCTGTCCGTTCCCGTGCCTAACGTATTCCCTGGCAAAGATTGCTTGACGAATCTCGTCAGACAGTCGCGACTTTTCAAAGCCGTCTTTATTAGCTATGGTCTTCCTAGTTCGTCTTGCATTCTGTTTTCTGGCTTCAACGGGCGATTGCTTTTTTCTTGGCATTAGGCAGCGTGTGGCAATGAGGTGGGATCATGCGATCACATCCTCTGAATTATTTTCTATTCTATCCATTGAATTAGGGAAGAAAACCTTGTCACGGGAGGCGATCGCACTCGCCACTAACAGCAATTCGTGGGATAATTAGTGTGGCGCATCTGGAAGATGTTGGAACCATCAACCAGACACTTGCCACCAACCTAACTGAACTAGGAAAGTGACCAAAATGAATAATAGCACCGATGTACTGCGCGTCGAAGAAGACGGGATTGAACTGTTCACCGTCATCGCTACAGGAGAAAGTGCAGTAAGTGAAAGAGGGCTAGCTCGGATGTCAGGGGTGGATCGTCAAACAATGAGACGATGGTTTTCTGACTTGGCTCATCCAGGGACACCTAAATGGTTGCACCCCTTGACAGATATAAATTTGGAATTGGCTCACGAAATCAAAAAGCGTTGGAAACCAATTAAACCAATTTCAGCCAAAGCCGCATCAAAGTTCATCAGTTTAGTTGCACGCCACTTAAAAACGGACGAGGCTTTTGACACACTAGATGCCATTGGAGAGATTGGTTTAAACTCGTACATCCAAGGTAAGACAGGATGGCTGCCGGATCAATATCAATCCTCTACTAAATCACGGCAAGTTATTGATCGCATTCTGGATACGCCAGAGCCTTGGTCATTGATGTTTGAAAAAGAGTTTGAGTTTCACCTTGCTCGAATCACCAAGCTACATAAACGAGACATCAGAAACTCTCAGTATTACTGGGAATTTATCTACAACTGGCTGACAGGAGAGGAACGAGCAAAGCTGGAGAAAATCAATCCAGTTTTACCCAGTGGACGGCGAAAGCATAAAATCCATAGTTGCATTGAGCAGTCCACAAAAGAACGACTGAGTGGACATATCCTCGCAATGATGTACCTGATGAAGTCAGCTAACACAGTGCGCGAACTTCGACGGATGGTGCAGAGACAGTATGGAGTTGATCAAGGTGACTTGTTCGACAGATGGGATTGAGGCTAATCAAATTCCTAGGCTAACTAAATAATAAAAAGCGATCGCACCCAACTCGGTCGCTTTTTTCATGCCTTCACGCAACCACCTCTCCTGTCACATGAGCAAACTTCCTCGCATGGTCAACAAACCTCTGATTCAGGTAGTCACGCTCTCTTGAATTCACTCCAAGTTCCTTCTCTATTTCGCAAGCCTGATAGCCTTGCAGGTACAGCCTGAGATACTTTGCCTCTACAGTGCGTCCCTTGTCTATCAAATAAGCTTCCAGCCGCTCGAAGAATTCCTCTGTCTCTAGCTTCTGTTCGTAACTTTCGTGTTGAGCAACGCAGACATGGGAAAGCGATCGCCCAACACCATCAAGCTCTCCCTCTTCTGCTTGAGCATCGTTAGATAAATCAGCTAAACATTCATTTTTTCGTCGCTTCACCTCTGTATTAATAAAATCGATTGCTCTTAGCTCTACTATCTGCCGCCGCTTTCGACCAACTTTTCTAGTTATCCACCGACGAGTAAATAACAGGAATTCGGCTACTTTTAGGTTCGTGTCGGCTTGCCAATCAAGCGGTAGATTGCGCTCGAATCGGAACCGCTGCAAAGCCATTGCCATCATGTGTTGAGCATATTGAGTTGCCCAGTACCAAGATTGTTTAGGAGTTCTGCCCAACCAAGGGTTGCCATCAAATACTTTCCACGCAAATCGGCTGATTAATTTGTGGGTGAATTGCTCCGCTCTTGCTATGCCTTGACTGAGGGCTTGCTTAATATTCAATAGTCTCCATTTCAGCAGCGTATCAGCTTCGGCGTCAATGTCTATCAGCATCAATATGCGATCACTCTGGTAGCAAATTTTCGACACATCCCCAGCTAATCGGTGGGCTGTTCTCATAGCTTCAACTTTGCTTACCCCTGATATCCTTTTCAGTTCATGGTAAGCGGCGAAAAATAATCTACCTGAAAGCTGTTCAAACTTTTTTCGTAGCGATAACTGAACCCACCACATCGGATACACCAGTTGATACCACTGAACTTTCTTGCCTTCTGTCTTGGTTGGGGTGAGTCGACGGCAAGAGCGAAGTATATTGGCTTTAGTTCTATCAATTTCGGATTGATCGTTACTGCCTGTTAACTGAATCGCCGCTGCTCTTGCACTTTTGATGACTTCACCTGTATCTAACCTAATGACGGGAATAGTAACGCCCTCTGTAGGTTGAGGGATTTTGTTGATAACAGATACTCTTAATCCTCCAAGGATAGGCTGTAAGCGATTAGGCTCTATTCCCCAAAACTTCTCTGGATATTGCTTTGCAAACTGCCTTAAATCTTCCTTGCTAATGCCTGTGAGATTTCGAGCATACTTGCGACGTGGCAACCCTTGCCTCACCCATGCTCTGATTCTATCCAAGGGGATATCGAACATCCTTTCTAGCTGACGCATCGACCAATTATCTTTAGTCGCTTTCACAGATTTCTTGAGTTTTGTTGCCAGCCGCTTGAGCTTCACATCAACAGCCGTATCGGTGCGAATAGCCCAACTTCTTTGAATACATTCCCAGTGGAAATCCTCGATAATTTGCTTTGACGCTTTCTTGCCTATCCAACTCGCCAATAGCTCAAGCTGCTCATCTGTCCACACCACCCTGCCTGTTCGCTTAAACATTGAGCTTTTAGCAGCACAACTACGAGAGCAATATTCGCGGACGGGATGAACGAAAGGCTTGCTGCAATGTGGGCAAGGCTTAGACAGCATCTGATGAGATAGTGGCGGTTGTGATCGCCATTATCGGATGCGGGTAGAACCAAAAGCAACTGACAACACAAAAAAATGACCAGAGACTCCGGTCATTTGGCTGCACTCTTCCTCGCCTTCTTCACTGCCGATTTGATCGCCCTCAGCTTTGCCGCCTTGCCCCGATTGCAGCTGCGGCAGAGAGTCTGCAAGTTTTTCAGCGTTGTCAACCCGCCTTTGCTGACAGGGATAATGTGATCGATTTCCAGCCGCGCATCTTTCGCCCCAACGCCGCAAGCTCTGCACCTGAACTTATCTCGCTGCAAGACATCAAAGCGTAGTCCAGGTGGGACTGCTTTTCTGCGAATTTTGGTGGGCTTAGGTTTGGGAGGGGTGGGCATTAGTGATCGCTCAAAGATTGAAACTGATTGCAGCCAAACTCAGCACTGGTGATTAAAATACCGTCTGTAATGCCGACCTTAGCTAAAGCCGACCTATCAAAACCATAGTCAGTATTTTCAGTCAAAAGGCAATGCCCATAATTGGCGTCTTCTCTAATTGCAGTATTTTCCCCAACAGTCCCAGTAAACTGATTCTCCCAAGCCATCATAAAGTGAGTCCAATGCTGGCAGTTACGGCAAGTATCCATAGCGATCACACCTCCCACTAATCGTCAGCTCGTTCCCACGGCTCCTGCCAGTCTTGCGACCAGTCTTCATCCACAACACGGGAACACTCATGACACCCCATGCATTCTTGCCCGTCTAATCCGCAAACACACAAGTCGCCTCCGCAAAAGCAAACAACAAACCCAGTGCCACTGCACCCTTGGCTCATTACTTCGTTTAGCAAACTATCTGTATATAGCATAGCGATCGCCCTCAACCTCTGCTATCAACATCGACAATCGTTGCAGGAGTGTTGCTTTTAGCCTCCATCTCATACCGCTCTAGATACATGGAGGCAGTCTGGGTACTATTTCTAGCGGCTGCCAAATATTGTGCTGCTGGGCTATTGCTCATAGAGTCGCGTTTGTCTGACAGATAGGAGTCGAGGGCTTTCACAATGTCGGTCAAAGTGTGACCAGCGGCTTGCATTTCTTCTAGGTAAGCTTGGATTGTTTTAGTCGTCATATTTTGTCCCTCTTTACTCAAATATAGACGCCGCCAACTTTTCACGAACAAGCTTTGGCACTTCACCCCAAGAGTCGCTCTCCAAATCCCGCAACGAGTCAGGTAGCGATAATCCATTCCACTTATTGGGATTAGATACACTGGACACATCATCAATGCCCTTAACATTCGCCTCACCACCCAGTCCGTTTGCAGAGTTGTAGACGCTCACGTAAGCGGGGGGGAAGATTATTCTGTACAGCCAGCGCTCTTTGGCAATGCCTTTCAGTGCCAAAGACAAGTTGAAAAGATGTCGCAGCCCTGAATCGTAACCTGGCTGCCCCAATCCGGTAAAGTCGTTGCGGATACTGTTAATCAGTCGAGCAAATGCCATTGCAGGTTGTTCGCCTATCTCCTGCGCTCCCGTCATCTCTCTACCAGACAGGTATGGTGGAACTGAAGACTGATCAAG